TGCAAGGCGCCCCCCATTTTTTTCGCCTTTCCACACTCGTGCTACCGGCGTCGAAGCCGTATTTACCGATGCTGCTGGACCTACGCCGCGCTTCGAGTACGCTCGGCTAGCCGGCCGCCGGCAGGAGGACTCAATGAAGTGCTGGATGTTGTTTGCGTTGGTCGCGTTGGTCGCGTGTTCGAGCTCGGAGACTGCAGAGACGTCGTCGACGTCGAACGCGGAGGTCAGCTGGCATCCCGTCGTGGCCGGCAACATCAACGACGACACGGTGTGCGGCTACATGGCGCCGAGCAACGATTGCTTTGATTGCCTCGAGGTCAGCTCCGGCTGGTACGTGAGGTGGATGTACGAGGGCGAGGGCGACGCTGGCAGCGACCCGACGGCTTGGGACGCGATCGACGGCGGGTACTTCCATGCCGACACCGCCGTCGTCGACGAATCGCAGAGCTGCTTGCCCATCGACCTCGGGGCGCCGATGCCCGAGGGCGAGTCGGTGTTCGGCTAAGCGAGGCCGCAGTCGGCGCACCCGACGCATCGCTGTACGACCCCAGGCTCAAGGGCGTCCGCAGGCGGAATGTCGATTGGGCCCACCGATGCGTTCCGATGTTCGTGGCCGCACCAAAGGCACCGCGCGATCTGCTCAAGCGGGCGTCGCTCGACGCGACACCCCCTGCACTGACACGATGGCGAACGCGTCATGCCCGAACTCGCAGCGCCTGCGCAACGCGGTGCACCGTGCGCTCGCGGTTGCCGAGCCCGGCGGCTGACACCAGCGCCCGCACGAGGGCGACGTCGCCGGCGCGCACACGAGCCCGAGGGGACGCTCCGACCAGGCGCGGCCCGTCGCCGGCGCGCACCCGGGCCCGCACCCTGCCGACCTCGAGCGCCTCAACGACGTCGTCGCGCCACCCGTCCACGTCCGGGTGCCAGACTTCGAGCACGCCGTCGGCGCCGGGCCAGTGCCGGACGTGCGCTGCGTCCTCGGGCCCAAGGTGGTCGGCAAGCAGGGCGGCGACCTCAAGCACGGACACGGGCTCGCCCTCGACCTCGACTGCCGGCGGCAGCTCCGAGGCCCGCTGCCAGTCGGCTTCGGCGCGGTCCAGCAGCTGCTCGACGAGCGCAAGCTCGCTCGGCTTGGCGCCGACGTCCGAGCGCTCGGTGCTCGGAGCGCGTTCCCCCCCGTCAGGGGGGGCTAGGGGGGGATCAGAAGTAGGGCAGAACACCAGGGCAGAACCCGGTCGCGTGGCGACCGGTTCCGCGGTCGTCTGGCGACCGGTTCCGCGGTCGTCTGGCGACCGGTTCCAGGGCTCAACCGGTCGCGAGACGACCCGTTCAGCGCGCCCCTGCTCGGCGAGCTCGCGGAGCCGGGCGATCACGACCTGGGTCCACGACACGCATCGCGCGCCGCCCCCGTTCTCGGGGCGCTCGACGAGGCCGAGCTCGACCAGCGTGCGCAGGGCCGCCTTGGCCGCGGTCAGGCCGAGGCCGGCGTCCTCGGCGAGGGTCTCGACACCCGTGCGAGCGCGCCAGGTCGCACCGTCGGCACGCAGCAGCAGCGCCCACAGCAAGGCCCGCGCCGTCGCGGGCAGCACGTCGCGCGAGATCTCGCGCACTGCCCGAAGGCCTTCAAGCGGGGTCACGCGCCCTCCATCGTGGCCCGATCGATCCGGGCCCAGACGATCGGGAACTCCCTGCGCGCTGCCACGATCGCTTCCGCAGTGGCCAGTGTCCCGCTCAACACGAACGCCGAGAGCGATCCGTTGCGTGGATCACCGGTGCGGTCCCATGCGGCCAGCAGCGTCCAGTCGCCAGACGCGACGAGCGCGCCGACCTGCACGACTCCCGACCGATGCCACGTGCGCCATCGGTGCTGTGGAGCGTCGCGGGTCGCCGTCAGGTATGTCGGCGAGTTCACGGGCATGCCAGCCAGAAGCGCGCTCACGGGACCGTCGAGGTTGGCGGTGCTCTCTGACCACGGCGTTACGCACCAAGTGCGCCAGCCGCTAGGCGTGTGCTCGTGGTGCCCTTCTTCCGAACGCGGCCAAACGCCAAAGTAGATGGCCGGCACCGAGCCGATGGTGGTCATGCCACCACCACATGGCCGTAGGTGGCCGCAACGGGCGCAGGCCGCACGCAGGCCGCACCAACGGGCGTCAGGTGGCCGCAACGGACCGCGGGTGGCCGCAACGGGCCGACCAAAGGCCGCGAACTACGGGTGTAGCGGCATTCTCGACGGTCAGAATTGATAATAAATGAACGCCTACCGGTCGCGCAGATCACGGCGTGTCTCCTAGGGTATTGATTCGGGCGCGGGCCATTGGGCCGCGCCGGGGCCGCGCTTGTTCATGTGCAGTCCAGAGGGCGGACGGGTCCTGGTGCCCGGGCAGCGCTCCGTCCTCGGCTTGCGCTGCCGGCCCTCGAGCGGCAGCTCGCGCTGGTGCCACACGAGTTCGCCGCCGGCGTTGACGCGCACGGACCGGCCGCACGCGTGACACGTCGCGTAGGTGGCCGTCGCGGCCTGGACGTACTGATCCCAGGCCATGCCGGCGGGCCTGGTCGTGTTGCCCGTGCCCTGGCCCGGGCACTGAATGCTCGCTGGCGTGCGGTGGCGCGGCTCCTCGCCGGCGGCGGGCCAGACCTCGCCGCAGCAGCGGCACATGACGTGTTCGTCGGGGTTCATGGCGGAGTCCCCTTGCGGTCGAGCCGCACGACCGCCCCGCCGCCGGTGCGGTCGATCGGCGGCACGAGGTCGACCGACTCACGCAGCGGAAGCGCGCCGCGGTCGAGGTAGTAGGCCCGGGCGCCCTTCACGCTGTGCCCGACGAGGTGCTCGACGGCCTCGTTGTCGGCGCCCAGGCGCTTGAGCCCGCTTTCGAAGCCGTAGCGGAACGCGTGGTGGGGCCGGCGCCAGACGGCATCGTCGACCTCGGCCGCAGCCCACAGCCGGGCCATCCGCCAGCTCGGGTCATCGCGCTGTGCGAGGTGCGGCCCGATGAGCCAGCCCTCGCGCCGCCCCCACGTCGCGGCCTCGGACACCAAGTGGGCGCTCACCGGGATGCGGCGGCCGCTCTTCTCCTGCCTGCTCTTCCCGAGCTCGCCGCGGATGGTGAGCTCGGCCTCCTCGAGGTCGAGGTCGGCCCAGCGCAGGTGCATCGCCTGCGTCAGCCGCAGGCCGGTGCAACGCAGGACGACCGCGAGCCGAGCGCGCCAGGGCGCGCGGTCCCCGGTCTCGGCCTCGACGATCACGGCGTCCATCTGCGCCCAGGTGGGCGCGCGCACCGGCTGCCAGGCCACCGGCGTCAGGTCGATGCGACGAGCTCGGGGTGTCGCGTCACCCCACGCGTCCGAGTCTTCGAGCCAGCGCCACGCGCTCATCACAGCGATCGCGCGCAGGTTGGCCGTCGACGCGGCCTTGCCCGACTCAAGCAGCGAGCCGTGCCACCTCGACAGCAGCGCCTTGGACAGGTCGCCGACGACCGAAGGCCGGCCGAGCGCCGCGTCGGCGTAGTCGACGAACTGCCCGAGCGCCGTGACGTAGTTCCTCACGGTTTCGACCGTTCGGGTTCGGCGCAAATCGGCGAGGTAGTCGACGAGCCCGTCCTCGAGGCGGCGTCGAGGCGCTGCTGCAGGCGCCTCCCACCGCTCGCCGACGTCGACGGCCCGCTCGACGTCCCGGACGAGTTGTCGCGCCGCCGCGACCGACCGGACCGTTCGGCTGCGTTCGACCCCGTCGGGGTCGCGCCACCGGACCCGCCACCGCCCTTCTCCCCGCTTCTCGTAGTGCGCCATCGCTGTACCTCCCGGACCCAACGGTCCCACAGCGACCGGTCCGGGCACCAGCGACGAGCGCCCCGAGCCCGGCCGCTCGGCACGATGCACGGCGGCTCGAGCTGCGCGGTGCGCGCGTCCGCGAGAAGCGCGCGCAAGGCCTTGGTGGTCACGCGCAGGTGCGCGACGACCTCGTTGTCGGTGGCCCAGGTCGTGGTCATGCCAGGTCCAGGGCGCGCACGATCGCCTCCGCCACCGGCGGACACACGCTGTTGCCGATGCGGGCGACCTGCTCCCGAAGCGTGCCCGTCAGCTGGTAGTCGTCGCCGAAGCCCTGGGCGCGCGCAAGCTCGCGCGGCTGCAGCATCCGCAGGCCGATGTCCGTGATCACGTACGGCTCGCCGTCGATCGTCACGGTCACGAGGCCGAACCGGTCGACGGTCGGGATCGTGTGCAGGGGTTCGTTGGCCCCCTGCCACTGCCCACCCGAGCCGTAGAACTTCGTGAGGAACGTCGCGACGAGCGCGGCGTGTCCGCCACCTCGACCGCCACCCGAGGTCACCGTGGGCAACGGCTGGTCCACGGCGACGCCGCCGACAGCGGACCCGTGGAACTTCTCGATGTGCGCGGCCACGAGGGCCCGGTCGGCCTTGGTCGTGACCGTGGGCAGGGGCACGACGATCGACGTCGGCGGCGACTGCGCAGCTCGCCCGCCGGTGCCGAGGGTGCAGCAGACCACGCTGTGATGATCGACCGCCGTGACCGTCCCGAGCGGGCGGTTCAGCGGCTGCCCGACGACTCCGTTGCCGTAGTGCTTGGCAAGCCAGGCCGCGACGAGCGCGTGCTTGGCACCCCCGGCGACGACGGTGCCGAGGGGCGCCTCGATGTCGAGGCAGCGGGGCGATTGCCCCTCGCGCTCGCCGTAGCCAGCCTGGACGAGGGTGGGGCTGACGAGGCCGAACCCATGGGCGCCCGTACCCGTCGCCACCGTGGTCAGCGGCCGGTCCAGGTCCTGGCTCCGGTTGACGTCGCGCCCGTGGTTGACCTGCACGATGAACGGCTTGGCTGCGGCCAGCACGTACCGGCGGATGCCCTCGGCCACCCGGCGCTGCGTAGCTTCCGCGAGCGGCTTCTTGCGCTCGAAGATGCTGAAGCAGGGGATCGACCAGTCGATGATGTCGGCGGCCGTGCGCCACGGCTGCGAGCGCCCAGGACCGTGCGTCGGCTCCGGCCACGCGATCGGCGCACCATCGTTCCGTGCGAGCAGGTAGAGGCGGCGCCGCGTCGTCGGCGCTCCGAAGTCAGCGGCGACGAGGCATCGCCACTCGACGCGGTACCCGGCCATCCGCAGCGCATCGACGAAGGCGCGGAACGTCTCGCCGGCGCGCGCCTTGATCGGCTGACCGGCCTCATCCAATGGGCCCCAGTTCTCGAACTCGGGCACGTTCTCGAGCGCGATGCACCGCGGCGACACCGCGCGCGCCCACTCGATCACGGCCCACGCCAGCATCCGCCGGCCCGTCAGGCGCGGCGCGCCGCCCTTCGCTCGGGAGTGGTGCGTGCAGTCGGGCGACGCCCAGAGCAGGTCGATGGCCTTCCGGCCCGGCCGACGCGGGCGCACCTCGAACACGTCTTCCTGCAGGTGGACGGTGTTCGGATGGTTGACCTCGTGCATCCGGATCGCGGCGGCGCAGTGGTTGACCGCGAGCACCGGCGAGACACCGAGCGCCCGCCGGATGCCTTCGCTTGCCCCTCCGCCACCAGCGAAGAGGTCGACCACAACCCTGTGCGCGCCGACGACCACGAGTCCTCCCAGTCAGAGCAGGTCGTTGACGGTGGCGGGCGAGCCTCCGGCCAGGTCGATGATCAAAACGGAATGTCCTGGTCGACGTCGAGCTTGGCCAGCCAGCCACCGACCTCGATCGGCCACACGGCTTCACGGGCCACGCGCGAGCGTTGCCCGTCCGGCCATTCGATCACGACCTCGTCGGCGACGAGCGTGCCAGCGCGGTCGCCAAGCAGCACCCGGTCACCGACGCGCGGGACGTACCCGCGTTCGACCACACGGCACTCCTCCGCATCCACGTTCGTCGCGCGCCCATCGAAGTCGACAATCAGGTCACCGTATCGACGACCGATGACGCGACCGACCCGCGACCCGTGCAGGACCAGCATCCCGCGGCGCGGCGCCGAAGGCGTGGGCGGCATGGGCCCAGTCGGATCGATGTCGACGCCGGCTTCGTTGACCGGGGCGTCGACCGTCAGCACGGCGGCGTCTTCGCCAACGACGACGCCGCTCACGACGCGCCGCCGACTTCGGCGTGCGCCGGCGGGTTCTCGGGAGCGACCGGGCGGCGGGGCCGGTACAGGGGATCGTAGCTGTACGCCTCCCGCAGCGCGGCAGCGCCGCACACGACCGTCACGGTGTCGATGGCGCGGCGCGCGAGCAGCTTCCGCCGCAGCTCGAACGCGTAGTTGCGGCACTGGATGCGGCGCCACGCCGCCTCGTCGACCTGCGTGAACCGCACAAAGAGCTTGCTGTCCGTGATCTGCGCCGTCAGGCGCAGCCGCGCCGGCATGAGCGGAAACTCCGGGTCCTCACGCAACGGCACCGGAACGGTCTCCATGAACTCGGGGAGCTGCACGCTCATGCTGCGGCTCGCCGTAGCACTCGCGCTCTGGATCTCTCCGTTCGCGCCGACCGACATGGTCGTCCCGGTGCTTCCCTTGACGTCGATCTGCGCGAGTTGCGCGATCATCCGCTGGACGAGCACGCGCTCACCGAAGTCCTCGGCACCGTACCGCGTGAGCCGCTCGAGCAGCTCGGTGTGCAACATGAGGCCCGTCCAGCGGCCGAGCACGTCGCCCGGGTCGGCCTTGACCGACACCTGGAACTCGACCTCCGGTCCCTCGTCCGTGTCGACGAAGACCGCCACCGTGCCGTCGTCGCCGACGACGGCGAGCACGCTGCGCCCGCGCTGGTCGAGCAGCTCGACCAGGTCGTCGAGGGTGCGCACCGAGTGCGCGGGCCGCGACATCGTGCGCTCGGGCAGGTCCTTGAGCGAGTACCCGTCGCGCACAGCGACGACGCTCCTCTTGCCGTCCGGCATCCGGGCGCTGACGGGGGCCACCACGGCGGGCTGCACGGCCTCCCACAGCTTGTTGAACAGGTCTGCAAACGAGATCGACATCACTTCACCTCCGCGAACGGGATCGGTTGTTGGGTCTTGTCGGCGCTCGGGAACAGCACGATCGCCTGATCGTGCAGAAGTCCCGCGACGCCGCGCACCTGGCGCTTCGGCATCTTGACGGTGGCCGTCGCCGCGATGCCCACCGAGCCCGTCTTGGGCTGGAAGCCAACGACGATCTTGATCGTGATCTCGCCCTTGAGCACGTCGCCAGCGTACCGGGGCTCGCCGTAGCCGTCGCGCCGTTCCTTTTCGTCGACGAACACCTCGAGCAGCGCGTCGCGGTGCTCTTCGAACAGCTCGGCGAGGCCCTCGATCGTGTCGAGCGCGAGGACCTCGGTACCGATCTCACCCATGCTTCACCTCCACAGCGGCGTAGAAGCCGCCGCCCTTGTTGATCGCCTGCTTGCGCTGCACCAGGCCACGAAGGGCCCGCTGCGCGCGCTTCACGTTGTCGCCCTCGCCGAACGCGCGCTGCGCGATGAGCTCGACATCGATCCCGCCAACGCCGTCCGACTCGCGGAGCACGTTGAGCACGACGCCGGCGTCCAGGGGTCCGGGCCCAGCCTCGGGCTCGTCGACGAGCACCGCCGCGAACGCCGCCTCGGCCTCGGCCTGCGCAGCCTGCGCCGCTGCGAGCTGCTCGCGCGCCGCAGCCACGGCCAGCCGGGCATTCAACACAGTCTCCGCGAGCTTGAGCCCGCGTTCCAGCGTCTTCTTCACTCGATCCTCCAGACGCCCAGGGCGCCGTTCCGCGGCGCCGACCAAGCCGGGCGCACGTCGAGCAGCGGGAAGTGCCAGGCCCCGGGCACCGCCCACGGCGAGGAATGGTTCGTCACGGGCTCACCGATGCCGGCGGTGGCGACGATCCGCCTGCAAGTGACGCCGGCGGCCCCGACGTGCACGAGGTGGCCGTGAGCCCGCGACGCGGTCTCCAGCATCGCGTTGAGCCCGCTCCGCGTCGCGGCCTCGCCAGGGCGCCCGCCGATGTAGGCGCCGGCGTGGATCGCCAGTCGCTTGCCGACGAAGCGGTGCAGCGCCACCGTGTGTTCGCCGTCGCCCCGGTTCTCGACGTCTTTGCCGAAGCGGCTGATCGCGAACGCCCACTCGGGCCAGAGCGTGATTGCGTGCGTGACGCCCACGAGGCCCTCGTCGCGCTCCGGCGCTGGAGCCGGCGCGGGTGCCGCGGTCGCGAACAAGGCGACCTGGGCACACTGCCCCTCGGGGCAGGCCCAGGGCCCGACCGTGCCACAGGTGTCGCAGTACGGGACGTCGGTCACGACCGACTCCGGGCCAGACGCAGCGCGCGCGACAGGAGGTTCTGGGTGCTCTGCGTGCCCGAGGGCCCGAGCACGTGCAGCTCGCCGTCGGGCGCGAGGCCGATGACGACGGGCACCCACCCGCCCTCAAGCAGCGTCCGCCACACGGTGTGCAGCGCCGCAGGATCCGCCACCATGGCGTAGTGGGCGACAAGCCGATCGACGGCGGCCAACGCCTCCGAAGAGGGGGCGCCCGCCGGCGTGCCCGACCTCCCACGAGGCACGCAGGCGGGGCCCGACCGAGCACCCCACCGCAACGATCGGCGACCGAGGACCGCACGGGTTCCGCTGCCCGTGAGCCGGGCCCGGCCGACGTCGAGGATGGAAGGCCAGGCGCGAAGAACGCCCTCTAAGGACCGTGGGTACGCGATGATCACGAGGACCTCGCTTCGCCGATGGTCGGCTCGGTGGTGCCCTTGATGCGGGTCACCACGCCGTGCCCGATCAGCCGCGACAACGAGCGCTCGAACTCGAGGTGATCGAACCCAGCCGAGGCCGCCAGCACGCGGGCGCGACGAACGCTCACGCCGCGCTCGGGCGCGTCGGCGAGCAGCTGCAGCAACCACGCCTCGCAGGGCGTGCGCTGCTCGGTGCCGCTGTGCCGCTCAACAAGCAGCAGGGTCGCGACGGCAAGGCCGAGGGCGATCACCACGACCGTCAACAGGTCGAGCACCGCGGGGTCAGAAGGCATCGTCGGCCCCGATGTCGTCGCTGATGCCGACGATCTCGTGGGGTTCGAGCGCGTACTCGCGGCACAGCGACGTCGCTTCGGTGCTGCCGAGCGCCGTGACGGCCTTGACGTGCGCCCACCGTGGGCCGTGCCACCGGCCACGATGCGCGTTGCGCACGACCCGCCCGACCAGCAGCGCCTTCCGCAGCAGCGAGGCCATCTCCGCACAGGTCAGCGTGAAGTCGGCACCCTCCGCGGCGCCCTGCTCGGCCTCCGCAAGCCACTTGCGCCAGTGGGCCTCGATGTCCCCCACCACCACCACCGCCGACCGGCTGTCCAGGCCGGTCGGCGGCTCCGAAGGTGGGGCGGACCGCGCGACGGCACCGTCGTCGCGCGGGGCGTCAGGATGACGTGAGGCGGGGACGGCCTCGAAGGGGGACGGCATCGCACCGTCGGGCACGGGCTCAAGGTCGGCGTCGCGCAGCCGCGCCGGGAGCGTCCCGGCGACCTCGGGAGCGCAGTAGGCGATGTCGCGGAGCCACGCCGACAGCTCGGCCTTGGCGGCGGCGTGCGTCTCGAACTGCACGGCGTGGGTCATGGCGAGCGCCTCGCGCCGCTGGCCGAGCACCTGCCCCAGGTAGGTCCACTCGCCTGGGTTGCGGCTTGGGATGCGGACGACCCACCTCATGGGCCCTCCACCGGATCGGTCTCGACCACCTCGAACGAGGGCACCATCTCGGACTCGATGACCACCTGCCAGACATCGCCGTTCGCTTCGGTGACGATGCAGGTCATCCGCCACGGTTCGCCCATGTCGCGCCACTCCTGGCGCGCCCACACGGTGGCGGCCTCGGCTTCGTCGCTGGCCTCGACCTCGCGGCGCCGCGTGCCGTCCTTGGCCGTCACGATGCACTTCATGGCGCACCGCCAGACGCCCGGTCCTCGGAGTCGGGGGAGGCAGCAGCGGGAGCCGACTCCGAGGACGAGCGAAGCGAGAACAGCAGCGCGACAAGCGCGGCGACGCGCGCGAACGCGCGGCGGCAGAGGGAGTCGTCGATGTCGACGGGGCGATGGCGCCACCGCCCGCCGAGCTCGACCGGGAAGGCCGGAAGTTCAGGGTGCCCGGTCGCCTGCGCGACGAGCGCGCCGACTACGGACGTAACGACCGCGAGTCCGAGCCAGACAGGCCCTTGGTGGGGCGCGTCGATGAGTAGCCACTGCATCAGCCTGCGTCCTGTGTAGAGGCACTACACATACCGAAGGCCTCAACGCCTGACAAGTCCTGTTACACAGATTTCGTGACGTTGCGGATAACCTCGCAACAACGCAGCCATACAAGGGAGCGCGCGTGTCTCGTTCCGACGATCGCTTCGACCTCGTTCGCTATGTTCTTAGCGCGTCCGAAGAAGAAATAGCCGAACTACTGTCGTTCGTGGCCGACCTTAGGCGCGCCCGACCTTGTCTCGATGTGACGGGCAAGGACGCAAAGAGTCTCGATGTCGGAGGGATTGCCTCGAGCGAGCGCGCGGAGAAGACCGGCCGCCCGCTCGGCGTCCGACTCGTCGACCTCCTTCAAGGCCGCGGCGACGCCACGGGGCACGAAGACCACCTCCTGTTCCAGTTCGGCAAGCAGCGAGATCAGCGTCGGTAGCGCCGGGTAGGACCGCCCCTTTTCGATGCTTGTGATCGCCGAGCCGGTAAGCCCGATTCGACCCGCGAGGTCGCGCACCGTGAGGCCTGCGCCTTGGCGCAAGCGTCGAAGAATGACGGGGACGTCAGTGGCCTTCATGGAAGCAAAGTAACAACGCCGCGTATGCGTAGCATAGCTATACAAGGGGCTTGCCTCCGGTGCGTTCAGGTGACTATGTGTAGCGGTGTTACACGGGAGGTCGGTTTGACGGCGTTTCACGAGCGCATGGCCAGCGCCCGGACCAAGCACGGCGTTTCCGCCATAGAGCTTGCACGGCGCCTGGGTCTCTCGCGATCTGCGCTGTACCAGTGGGAAAGCGGGCGAGCGAGCCCGAGGGTCGCCAACTTGCGGGCATGGGCCGATGCCCTGAAGCTCGACGCTGTTGAGCGCGCTGCGCTTGGCATGGCGCTGCTTGAGCCGGCGGCGGCGTGAATGTGCACAGCTCGTCTGTACATGCGGCCAAACATGTTTGAAAACGCCGGCAATGCCAAGCGCTGCCTCGTTCCGGTGCCCTCGCATACAGGTCTGGACGGAAGCGCGACTACTTCTCGGGCGCGCGCTTGTAGTTGTTGTCCGCGGAAAACGCGAGCAGAAGCCCTTCAATGGCGGCTCGCTGACGCTCGGGAAGCCTTCCCAGGGCAAGAGCAAGGTCGACAACGCGCTCCTGATCTTCGAAGGGCACGTCGACCAGCCTCTCGGCGAGGCTCGGCGCCATGATCCCGATTCGGCACCCGCACAGGCGCGTCCATTCGAAGAACAGCGGCAACGGTGGCCAATGGTTGCCGGCTTCGATCAGGCTGACGTTGGATCGCGTGCAGCCCAACAGGGCGGCAAGCTGCTTCTGCGAGAGGCCGACGGCGATTCGCATCGCTCGTAAGGTGGCGCCGGTCTTGGCCGGGTCTTCCATGCTGCTCGTCCCCCTACGACAATGGACGTGCTCGGTCCGAGAGCGACAGCAGGGCGCGAACGATGACCGCCGCGTCGCGGTCGCGCCGCATCGCTTGCACAACGGCGGCAGCGACGGCGAGGTCCTCGTCGTCGCCGATCAGAATGTGCAGCGAACCGGCCCCGCACGCCGTGAGCCACTCCGCTGCGTTCGACATCGACGGTTCGGCTTGCCCGCGCTCCATCTTGGAAACCCAAGCCTGCGAGAAGCCGAGCCGTCGCGCCAGGTCGTCCTGCGAGAGACCGGCCCGCACGCGGCACGCCTTGAGTGCGTCGTTGATCTCGTGCCACTTCATCGCCCAATCCTAGAGCAGTTCACCGTGGGCTCCAAGCTCGACGACTGGAGCGTTGTCCCGTGAGACGCATCTACGTCGACGTCGAGACCCTTCCCGAGGTCGCTGTCCCGCCACCGTCGTTCGCGGACGCCGACGCCGCACTCAAGTACGCGGAGGAGTGGCGCGGAACGGCCCTCGACCCGGGCCGCGGCCGCCTGCTCGCGATCGGCGTCGCGATCGACCGCGGGTCCGTGTCGGTCCGGTGCGACAACGACGAGCTCGTGCTGCTCAACTGGCTGCGCGATCTCCTCTCGGACTGCGGCATCACGGACCGCAAAGACGGCTGCTGGATTGCGTGGAACGCGCCGTTCGACATCTCGTTCCTGCGCACTCGCTCCGCCGTCTGGCACCTCGACCTGCCCTCGATCATCCCGTGGCGCCGCTGGGACCAGCGCATCCTCGACCTGCGCGAGGTCTGGCTGTGCGGTCGTCGCGACTCGGGCCGCTACGCGACCGCCATGCGGTCGGGCCTCGCGGACGCCGCGCAGGCGCTCGGCCTGGGCGGCAAGGCCGAGGGGCTGACCGGCGCGACCGTGCTCGACGCGTACCTCGCAGGCCGGCACGCCGACATCGCGGCGTACTGCGCACGCGACGTCGAGCTGCTCCGGATGATCGATCGGAGGCTGCTCCCGTGAACCCGCTCTTCCTCTTGTTCGCCCTGGCAGGTCCGCTCGATCTGCCGCCACCCCCACCACCACCGAAGGAGGGCTTGATGCCCAACAAGTTGACCCTGTCAGCCTTGATCGTGTTCGCGCTGTCGACGTCGTCGGCCTTGATCGAGTCCCTGACCCCGACCGAGTTCGACAAGACGCCGGCGGGTCAGGCCGTCCAGCACGTCGTGGACGCCGTCAAGGGCCTCGCGAAGGCGGGCGCGCCGTCGTCGGACGAGGGCCGCGTCGTCACCGAAGACGAGCTGATCGCCATCATCAAGGACCTGGTCGAGGACTTCGAGCAGCTCGTACCGGACGACAAGTCGGTGCGCGTCGACCTGCGCGTCGTGCTCGCGCTCGACCTGGGCGCGCAGGCGCTCGGTTGGGCGCGAACCAACGCGGAGTCGACGAAGCTGGAGGCCCTGGCCGGCGCTGGCCGCGACCTGTTGCGCGACATCGGGCAGCTGGCGCGGGACGGCGCGCTGTCGAGCGCCGACGCGGTCGAGCTCGTGCACGAGGCGCTCGACCAGCTGCGGGAGGTCCTGTGACCCACTTCAAGTGGTCGGACAATCCGGAAGTCCAGGCCGAGTTCGAGGCCCGCATCACCGCTCGGCTGTTGGAGGCCACCAACAGCTCGCTGCCGATCCTGAAGTACTTCCAGTTCAATCACCTCCCGGCTCACCTGCGGGCCATCTCGGCGCGGTTCGCGGAAATGGCGTGCCGCATTGCCTTGTCGACGTCCTCGGACCGGGCAGAGCAGGTCGTCGCCCTGCGGAAGCTGCTCGAAGCCAAGGACGCCGCGGTCCGGGCAGGCCTCCAATGAGCCTCGCCAAGGTCTACATCGCCTCGAGGCTGGAGAACGCAGCGGCCGTCCGCGAGCTGCGCGACGAGCTCGCCAAGCACGACGTCGTCCTCACGTACGACTGGACCGAGCACGGCTCGGTGCAGGGCGAGGGCGCCGAGAGGATGCGCGACGTCGCGCACGCCGAGGCCAAGGGCGTCGAGGAGGCCGACCTCGTGATCGTGCTCCTGCCCGGCGGGCGCGGCACGCACGTCGAGATCGGCATCGCGATCGGCGCCGGCGTCGACATCCTGCTCGTCGGCGAACAGGAGCAGGGCGGGCACGACTGCGCGTTCTACAACCACGATCACGTCTTCCGAGTGCCCCACGGCTTCGCGCGTGAGATCGCGGGGCACGTCGAGCACATGCTCAACCTCGAGGACCTCCGTGCCGAGCACGCCAGCGTGCTCGAGATGCGCGCCAGCGCCGGCAAGACCGCAGAGCCCGCGCGCGCCCCGCGCGGCCACCTCTGGCCGAGCGTCACATGAGCACGGCCCCCGGCAACTTCTTCAGCTGGGACGAGTTCGAGGAGTCGAGCACCGCCGAGCGCCTCAAGCTGGACAACACGGCGCCGCCGCAGGCGCGGCGCGCGATCGTCCACCTCGTCGAGACCGTGCTCGACCCGCTGCGCGAGGCGCTCGGGCGCCCGGTGCGCATCACGAGCGGCTTCCGGTCGGCGGCGCTGAACGCGGCGATCAAGGGGTCGTCGTCGAGCCAGCACATGAAGGGCGAGGCTGCCGACATCAAGGTCGAGGGCATGGGCGCGGAGGCGATCGCGCGCGCGATCGTCGACCTCGGCGTCGAGTTCGACCAGGTGATCTGGTACGACCCGGTCCGCGGCGGGCACGTCCACGTGAGCTGCAAGGCGTTCGGCCACAACCGGCGTCAGACGCTCTGGGCGCCCTCGGGCGGGGGGTACGTGCCGTGGCGGCGCTGATCACCTGCCCCGACTGCGAGGGCGCGCAGATGTCGCGCACGTCCCGCCAGCCGTGCGGGACGTGCAAGGGCGCCGGCAAGGTCGCCGAGGGACACCCGGCCCTCGAGGTCGCGCGGGCTCGCGCGGCTGCGGAGGCCTCGGCGCTGGCGCCGGATGCGCCGACCAAGCCCCGGCCGGACGAGCCACAGCCTGCGCCGCCGCCGCCACCGCTGCAGCCGTCTCCCGCGCCGCCGGCGCCGGAGGGTCAGGAGGCGCTCCTGCGGGCGCTTCTCCGGGCGCAGACGTCCGCGCCCGAGCTGGTGACGACCGGCAAGAAGGACGACCGCTACGAGTACGCCACCGAGGCCGACTACCAAGCCGCGATGCGCGGGGTGCTCCTCCGCGAGGGTCTGGTCCTCACGACCGAACGAGTGGAGGTCGCGCCAGCCGAGGAGGTGCCGCAGAGGAGCGGGCCACCGGTCCCGAGCCGGCGGACGCTCCGACTCGTCGTGCGGATCTCGCACGTCGAGGGCGCGCACCTGCTTGTCGAGTCGGCGGGCACAGGCACCGACACCGAGGGCGGGACGACCGCCGGCGACAAGGCGGTGAGCAAGGCTCTGACGGCGGCGTGGAAGGCGCTCTGGCAGCACCTGTTCTGGTACCGCCGGGACGGTGATGTCTCCGCGGAGGTCGCGCTTCGGGCCCGGATCGGCGAGATCGTGCCGGCGGCGATGGCCGAGGCGTGGATGGTGCTCGTCATGGGTTGGCCCGATCTGTCCGTGCTCGTGGGCTCGCCGGACCGCATCGACCCACTGCTCGAGATGCTGCGCAAGCGAGCGCCCGAGATCAGAAGCTGGGCCGACGGGCAACGGCGGAAGCCGCAATGAAGCGGAGGAGACGCTCGTGACGCGGCAGCAGCTCGGCGGCGGGGGCGTCGAGTCCAGCGTCGAGTTCGACCTGCGCGACCACGCTACGCGACGCATGGTGGCGCGCCTGTACCAGCGGTTCCACGCGCCCCGCGTGCGTGCGGCCGGCCTCGAGGTCGTGGACGTCGAACAAGAGATGCTGCTGCGGCTGCATCGGCGACGCGACAAGTGGAACCCGGCGCGGGGCGCACGCAGCACGTGGGCGTACGTCCAGATGTGGGGCATCGTCACCAACCTGATCGACGGGCACCGCCGGCGTGGACGCCTGGAGGGCGTGCTCGGCATCGCTCGAGACGCTGCGCTCATGGCCGATCGCCACGGCGAGACGAGCGAGGGCGAAGCGCTCGACGCGATCGCGCACCGGCTCGGAGCTCCGCCGAGCGCGCTCTTGGCCGTCGGCGAGGGCGAGGATCCGTTCGTCGCTGCCCGGCACGCGGGCCTCGGCTTGTTCGACGCGCTTGACTTCGCAGACCGAGTCGCGCGATTCAGCCCTCGCTGACGACGCAAACGGAAAGCGACCACAACGCGGCGATCTGCTCGTCCACCTGCAGGCGCTCGGCGAGCGCGAGCAACAGCACCAGGGTGCCGCCGCCGAGCGCGAGCGTGCCGAGCGTGAGGCGCAGTTGGGCGCGCCCGACGTCGACCTCCAGAATCGGCAGCTTCGCCAGCCCGAGCAGCGTCTCGAAGAGCTGGTGTTGCCACCTGGCGCGCTGGGCGGCAGCGTCCAGGTGCTGCACGTACGTCGGCCACATGACCTTGTAGCCGTCCGCCAGCACCTCCAAAGCTCGAAGCGCCCTCGCGTCCGCGGTCAGAGACGGCAGCTCGAGGTCGGGTTCATCCTCGGCCACGAGACAGCCCCTGGATCAGGTCGGGGATGTCTCGAGACGGGCTGGTGCTTGACGGAGGCACGGGCGGTGCGGCCGGTCCAAACCAGTGCCGAGCCAGCAAGCCGGCGCTGACCACGAAGCCGAGCGCGATCGCCGTCTGGCCGACCGCGCCGGCGAACGACAAGATCAGCGACACGCCGAGCGCGAGCACGAGACCGGCGATGAACAAGGGGCTGCAGCTCATGGCCAGCCAGCCGAGGTCACCTGCACGTGCCAGATCTGCGCCGCGTCGGCGCGTTGGTCGGCGTCGAGCCCAGACCACCACCCAGGCCAAGTCGAAGCGAGCGCTGACGCTGCGGCCGTTTCCGACACCTTCGCGGCGGCCGCGCACGCCAAGAACGTCGACGACGACACGTCGCCGCTCTGCGCGTTCCAGTTCTTGTTGTGGTGGTGGATCCTGATCGACCATCCGAACACCAACGCGCCGCCGTTTCCGTTGTCCTGGGCATGCCATATGGTCTCCAGGTTCGTACGGGTCACTCCCATCGTGCCTCCTCGCGCTCGAGCGCGCTGCGCGTGTCCAGAAGCCGCTTCCGCGCACCCCGCACGCTGTGCAGGTACCCGCAGGTGCAACGATCCTGCAGCGTCAGCGCCTGCTGATCAAGCACGACAAGCACCTGCTCGGTCTCGGCGCGCAGCTCGCGAAGCAACACGCGCTGGCGTACGATCCGCCTGTGACCAAGCACAGACAAACCAAAGATCGCAGCACACGCCGCGCCTATGATCGCCCATTGAACCACCAACGTGTAAGAAATGCTTACAAGTTCCACAACGTCTCCATGGTTCGTCACTGTGGTACCGGAACCGCATCGGTCAGCGGCACCGACGACGAGGACCTCGCCGAAACCGACCACACGACCAGCGTGAGCGTGATCACGCCCGACACGCGCATGATCTGCCGAGCGACCTGCGCTCTCGATCCGAGCATGCCAACCTCCTCGTCGGTGACAAGCACCTGATCGCCGACACGCAGCCAAGCGCGCTCCTGGTCGACGTCGAGGTCGACCTCGCGCCAGCCGGCCGCCAGCGCAGTCCGCCAGCTCGCCAGCGCGAGCACGGTGGCGCGGTCGTAGGTCCAAGCGACCGACAGCGACTCGTCCGCCGGACGCGGCGCCAGATCGTGAGCGCGTCGAGCCCACACGGAGGACACGACGCCCGCGTCGGGGTCCGGCTCCGGCGACATCTGCACGCTCTGGCGGTACTCTCCGGTGCTCGCGTCCACGGAGTACTCGACGTTCACCGACTTCGAGCCGGGCATCAACACGCGCACCGCGCTCGCCCGGCTGCAGTCGGACCGCACGCGCAGGTGATCCACTGCCGACGCCTCGTCCATGTCGGGGTCCCACAGAACCGGCGCGACGCCGGTGCCGGTCTGCACGAGCGACACCGGCAACGACTTCAACAGCGTGCTCACCAAGTAGTCGTACGGGCCTACGGCCTCGTCGAGGTAGGTGTCGACGCGCCACGCGTCGAGCACGGTCCGCAGGCGCTCCCAAGCAGCCGCGTCGTACGGGATCGAGCTGCGGCGCAGCAGCCAGATCGCGACGCTGCCGACGCCGCGCAGCGCGCGAAAGTCGTCGCCGCGCAGCGCCGGGCTCTGGCTGTCGTAGTCGCCCCACACCCAAAAGAACTCCGACGCGCCCTGCACGTCGTCGGTCTCTCCTGACAGATCGACGGTCGCGACAGCGCGACCGAGCGCGTCGTACCGGTTGACGATCGACAGCCCCTCGCGTCGGTACCAGCCGTCGGCAGTCGTCGCTCCGGTCGTCGACGGCGGCTTGTAGAGCAGCGTGCCTGTAGACGCCGCGACGTGGTGTTGAGCGATCGCCACCGTCAGCACGCGGAACTCGTCCTCTCCGCCGAACGTCACGCTGGTCGTGCACTCGACCGCCCAGGCCGGCGAGCCCGGCGCGTTGAGGTACGCACCAAACGCCGCCGAGCGCGTGTCGTAGACGCGGTACGGACCCGGCGCGCCGAACACAAGCGGAATCACGGCGCCTTCGTGCGAGGGCAACGGGCCCGCGGGCGAGCTGGAGGTGTCGGGCACCCACGCGTCCGTGTTCACGTTGTGCGAGACGTCGGGCACGATCTGCGTCTCCGTGCCGGGGTCCTGCTCGATCGTCATCAGGACCGACTCGCCGTCGGCGCCGTGCTCGCCGATCGTCATGCGACCGTTCAGCAGCACGCGCCGGCGATGCCACAGCGCGCCCTCCACTGTCCAAGCAAGCTCGGCCAAGCCGAGCAGCGGTCGACCCACGGCCACCGCAGCGGCGGCACCAGGCCAGTGCACCTCGACGGTGACCGAGATCGCCTCGGCGACGGTGTCGGAGGGAGACGCGCCGACCTCGACCTCCACCGTCGGCAGGCCGCCGTCGAACACCCACTCGGCGCCGGAGCGGTCGCTGATCACGCACGGCGACGACGAGAACCGCCACGTGCGGCCGAGCGCCTCGACCGTCAGGAGCCACAGGGCACGCGAGCCGCGCAGCTCGTCCGGGTGCAAGCTGTGGTGCATCAGACCTCGCCCTCGAGGCGGACCTGCATCCTGGCGACCTCGTTCTCGAGCTCGTTCCCCAGGTAGGTCTCGTACGTGACGTCGCCGACGGCGCGAGCGAGCACGTGCGTGCCGCGCCGGTTCAGCACGCGCAGTCCTTCCGCAGCTGCGAAGCGGGCGACGCGAGGCAGGTACACCACCACGCCGCCGCCGTCGTCCAGCCGACGGACCAAGCCCTCCATCTGACGCAGGGAACCACGCCGCAGGGCAACGCCGAGCGCGCCGGACTCGGCGCTGGCTTCGATCCAGTCCGGCGACGCCGTGTCGCCGCTGACGTCGGTCTGATCGACGCCGCCGTTCGTCCAGCCGTACTCAATGATTTCGCGGCTCGGCGCTGCCTTGTACGCGCGCCGCGTTCGGTCGCGCGCCTCGGTAATCTCGCGGCCCGGTTGCGTGGTGACCTTGCGCCCGTAGTCCGGGGTGTCCGCGTGGAACACGACCGGCCCCACCACAAGCGTGCCGATCCGCCAGTAGCTCTCGGCCGGCGCCGGCACAGTGCCGCTGGGCGTCGGAATCGTCAGCCGGAACGCGGAGTAGACCGCGCCGGCAAGGTCGACCAAGATCACGCAGGACGTGGGCAGCAGCACCCCGTCGGAGCCCGAGGACGGCTCGGACCCGGACACGTCCGCGAGCATCATCGTCGGGCGCCGACCCGCCGACCCGGACCACTTGCCCTCGGCGTTGTGGCTCACCAGACGCGTCGCTCCGTTCATGCCGAACTGAAACGCCCAGCCAGCGCACTCTTCGAGGTGCAGCAGCGGCTCGGTGGTCGGCGTCCCGCTCGACGGACGCACCGTGTTGCCTTCCCTGGCGTACGTCAGTCCCTCCAAACCGGCGTACACCTTCGCGGTGCCCAACGACACCCAAGCCGAGGTGTCGTCGTCCCAGCCGTCGATCTCGACCTGCGTGACGTTGGTGTTGTGCAGCGCGAACCCGATCACGTCCGACCCGAGCGAGGTGTCTCCCACCGACGACAGCTGCACCGCGAGCACCTGCTCGGCGGTCGAGCTCGACCGCCACGCCCACTGCGGCGACACCTGACCGGAGCTCGGCAGCAGCCGCGACGCCGGCCACTGGTAGCGCGTCGCGCCGGTCCACTGATCGCCGCGCACGGCCGGTCCGCTGCGCGCGGCAAGCGCTACGCCGTCGGCCCAAGGAGTCGGCGTGGTGCCGATCGGAAACGGGTGAAGATCGTCGGGGTTCGTCGGCGCCGTGGCGAGCCCGGTACCGGCGAACTCCGCGTACGTGACGCACATCAGCCGCCACGTAGACGTTGCGGTGCCGTTCGCCCGGTGCCCCCACTGGATTCGGTTGGTGGCGAACGCCGCCGCGCCGTCCGTGAGCGTGGTCGAGCTCGGTCCCGCGATCCACTTGGATTCCGGGCTGCCGCTCTTCGCTCGGTGCCAGACCTGGCACGAGGTGCCAGCGATGCCCACGAGGAACTCGATGCCGCTGCTTGGCGCGACTCCCGTCTGCGTCGATCCGATCTGCGTTCCGGCGACGTCGTCGTAGACCCGGTAGCCAGTGGAGGCGGCACGGATCGAGATCGCGTAGCTGTTGGTGCCGTCGGCAGACACGACCTGCGCAGACACCACGTTGGTGGACACCGTTCCCGAGCTGGTGGTGAACGACAAGCGCGCAAGGATGCCCTGGGCCACAGTGCCGGACGGCGAAAGCACGTAAAACTTGGTGTCCGCCGTCGTCGTGATCGTCAGCTCGCCGCTCGTCGACAGCGCTGCTGTTCCCGCCCCCGTCGTGCTCCAGCCGGCGCTGTCCGGGAGGTCGAGCGGCACCCAGGTGTGCGCCCATCCCACCCGACGACCGGGCGCGATCCATCGCGCGTACCCGGGCCTCGTGACCGTGCTCCAGTCGCCGAGATGCCAGGCCACGAGGCTCGCCTCGTTCGCCGACGTGCTGCTCTGCTGGAGGTTTGTCGCAAGCACGACGCGCCCGTTTGTGGGCGCTCCGGACAGGTAGTCGGGGTACACGCCCGCCACGCTCGCCGCCCACCAGCACGCCGCGTAGCTCGTGCTCGAGCTCGCGTAGAGTCCCGCCCACGTCGTGCCGTAGTCGATCGTGTACGCCGAGTGCCCCTCGGCCTGCGACGTCCGAGTCGCCGTCGGGTTCACCCAGTGTGCGTAGATCACGTCGCCGAGCTGGGTCAGCGTCGTTCCCGCCGTAGTGACGACGCCCGAGATCGCCGAACCGCCGACCGTGCCGTACAGCGTCTCTGTGTCGATCAGGCTCGACACCAGGTCGCTGGCTGCGCCCGAGCTCGGCTCGTACGCAGAACCGAGGCGCACCCGGTACAGGCCGGCGGCTCCCGAGCCGCCGACGTACAGCAGCAAAAAGCCGGCCGGAGTCGCGATCACCGACTGCCCCGCGCCAAGCCACGTCCCCTCCGCGTCCCACACCTCGACTTGCTGGAACGTCATGCCGAGGTCGTCGCTGGCGCACTGCAGGAGCACCGATCGAGCCGTGTGATCCGTGTCGTTGCTCTGCAACGACCCGAACAGAACGACCTGACCCAAGCTGTAAGCCGCGCGCAACCGGCCCACTCGCCACGTCGCGATTCCGGATCCAGTCGCGGACCCGTAGGTGATCGGCGTTGCCAACGCGTACTGCTGACCGACCGCCCAGGTCGCGCCGTCGTCATCGCTGTAGTGCACTCGCACAGAGGCCTGCACAAGCACGAGGTCGAACACCCAGTGGAACAGCAGCACGCGCCCCGAAGGCAGCCGGCACAACGCAGGACCGGCGATCTGGCTTGTCGGCGTAGCTGCCGACGACGAGTACACGGTCACCTCGGTCCACGCTCCGGTGCTCGCCGCCATGCTGGCGCAGCGCACTTGGTACAACGTCCCCGACGTCGTGTCGGTTGCCTCGTACGCCACCAGCACGGTTCCGTCGCGCAGGCCCAACGCGTCCGGAGACCGAGCCGACGTCACCGCGCTTGCGCCGTGCACCCAACGCACGGCCTCTTGCCGTTCCACCGCGTTGGGAGGGTTCCATCCGAGGTATTCGGTGTCGCCCGCGCGCCGCCACGCCAAGCCCGCCGCCAGCGCTGGGTTGCTGCGCGCGTGACCGCCGCGCAACGCGAGCCACTCGATCTCCGAGCCCACGTCCTGCGTGCCCGTCGCCACGAGCTCCAGGTCGCCGGCGCCAGTCATGACCGGCACGCCGGCGAGCGGTCCGGCCTGGGTGTAGCTGCTCTCGTCCTCCCAGATCTCGGCGCGCTCGTCCGCGATCAGCAGCGCGCGCCAGGTCGAGCTTTTCGTGTCCTCCGCCATCTACCGCCTCCGCCGTTGGCCTTGTCGGGGCGTTCCCGCGAGCTCGCGCAGCGCCGACCCTGGGCGACGTCCGCGATCGGCCATCACGCGATCCAGCGTGCGCCCTGCGTGCACCAGATCGATCTGCAGCGGCGCGTCGCTGCCGGGCATTCCGACGTTGAGCCGTCCGAGTCCAGAGGGTCCACCTACGGCACGCACGCCTGCAGGCGTCAGCACGCCCTCGCCGTCGCGCACCATCGTGAGGCCTTCGTCGGGCGTGCGCACGCCCGAGCGCACGCCGCCACCGTGCAGCACGGGGGGCGGCGCCGTCGCGATCGCGGTCGCGTTGGCGACGCCGGCGGCGCCGGCGGCCGCTGCCGCTGCGATGCCTACCGGGCTCGGCGGCGGGCCGAACATCGCGAAGCCCTTCGAGATCGCCGCTACGGTGTCAATCCCGACCTGCGCGAGGCCTGCGGCCTGGCTCGTGCGGAACGCCGCGAGCGCGGCCTTCTTGTTGAGCGCGCCGCTGGAGGCGAGCGCTGAACCCAGCGCAGCCACCGATCCGGCGAGATCGCTCGCGACCCCGACCGCGGCGTCGACCGACGCAGTGCGCATCTGCTGGGCCCAGCTAAGGAACTCGGTGACGGTTGCCTTAAGCGAGGCCGATGTGCTCGCCGCCGATTCCATCACAGCGCGCTCGGTGTCGGCCTGGGCGAGCGCCCACGCATCGGCTGCCGCTGCCGCCTCTCGCTCCGAGCGAGAGAACAGCGCGCTCTTCGCCTCGGCCACCGCCGAAACGATCTCTCCGTTCTCGGAGTACTTGGCGCCGATCGCGTCAAGCAACGCCAGCTCCGTCTCGTACGGCTGCACGATGTCGGCGCTCACCTTGGTCTGCACGCCGAGCACCTGCTCGAGGGCCCGTGCGCGCTCGGCGAGGGCCTCGGCAAGCTCGCGCTCGCGCTTCGACTGCCCGGCCGTGTCCGCCTTCCCGTAGGTCCCCTGCATCTTCGCGAGGCCCTCGGCGAGCGCCCGCGCAGGCATGGCCGCGCCCTTGAGGCTCTTGGCGACGCCGTCGTAGCCCTGGGCGAGCTCCCGCCCAGCCGCCGCGTTCTTGATGGCTAGGGGCAAGACCTCGTCCATGCGGTCGGCCATCTCCGCCATCGGCCACAACCCGCCCGTGACGGCGCCTTTGAGGATGTCGAGCGCGGTCGCCTCGTCCGACACCACTTCCGCGAACGCGGACACCACCGACACGCCGAGCGCGAAGTCGCTGATCAGCTGACCGGCCGCGCTCGCCACCTTGAGGATCACCGGCTCCAGGTTCAGCATCGTGTGCGTGAGCACCTCGACGCCGTCGGAGCTTGCGAGCGCGAACGCCTCTTGCGCCCGCAACGAAACCGCCGACAGCCGGTCAATGCTGTCGCTGGCTGCGCCGAGCTTCTCGAGCTGTGCCGCGGTGAGCGCCGACCGCACGCCCAGCGCGTCGAGCTGCGCTTCCGTTTCCTCGATGCCGCCGATCGCAGAGAAGGCGGCCATGAGCCCGCCGACGGCGCCGCCGACGGACACCAGGCCTGCGACAGCCACTGCCGCGCCTCCGACGCCAAGCCCGCCGAGCGCGGCGCCCACGTCCTCGATGTCGCCGACGACGCCGCCGAACATCACCGTGCCGGCCTTCTTGACCCCTTCCAAAGCTTGCTCGCCGTCGCGGCCCGCGCCAAGAAACGCCGAACGCAAGCTCTTGGCGCTGCTGTCGCCCAGCCGCTTCATCTCGGCAACGCTCTTCGAAGCGATCCGCTTGACCTTGTCGAGCAGCTTGTCGAACTCGGAGTCGGTCTCCGACAGATCGGCTCCGAGCGTGACGATGTTGTCAGCCATGCCGCAGCCTCTGCTTGATGATCGCGTTCAGCCCGTCCACAAGCGACCGCGCCCAGTTGCCGCGGGTCGCACTCACGCGCGCTGCCAACTCGGCAGCGGGCGCGCGCCGAGCCACCTGCGCAGACCGCCGATCGCCGGTCTTGGTGCTTTCGATCTCCAACGCGTAGTCCGTGCTCGTGATCACCGCGGCCACGGCGTGGTCGTTGTGCGTCACGTGCGCCGCCAGCGCGTCACGCGACGCGCCCGAAGCCACCGGCCACGTCCGCCGCGCCTCCGCCACGAACGCCTCGGCGATCGCTGTCACCTTCGGCGCGAGCTCGCCGGTGGCGCCGCGCGTAGGACCCGGTTCGGCGATCGGGCCTCGGATGGTGACTCGAGCGCGTCCGCTTGTCGCTCTGATCATCGTCCTATCACCCTCGGCTTCTTCGGCTTCTTGGCTTCTGCCGCCTTCTTCGCTTCCGCAACCTTCGCTTCCTCAATGACGTCCTGCTCGCTGTAGGCGTACCACCAGCCGAGAAGCCGTCGCTGATCGCTCTCGTCGAGGTCCCACCATCCGCCCAGGCCGAGCTTCCACAGCCTTTCGATCTCGAGGATCGCAAAGTCTACGGTGCGCTGTCCTCCTGGGCGGACGTAGGGTCCGCCTCCGCCTTCGGGTCCACCACCCCGGGAAGTCCCGAGTCGAACAAGTGGTCGATGCAGGCGCAACCGACCTCGACGATCTGCTGGCGCATCACGCCGCGCTCGATGAGCTCGTCCCCGACCTGTCCGCCGAACGCGGCGATGTCGCCGCCGTACCGGGCTCGCAGCTGGTCTCGCCCCGGCGGCCAACACAGGCCGATTGCCGCCGCGCCCAGTCGGACTCGAACGTTGCCGTCCGCCGTTCGCGCAGCGTCCGCGAGTTCGAGCCGCGCCACCGCACTCCGCGGGAGCCGAAGCTGCCACGTATTCGAACCGATCACCAAGAGGGGCATCGACATCAGCTCGGCCCCGTCCGGGTCACCGCGCCGTAGCAGATGTACGACAACGTGTACATGTCGAGCTCGCCCTCGACCCAGTCGAGCGAGATCACGCAGTCCTCAAGCAGGATGACGTGGTCGGCGCCGTCTCCGTGACTTGTGCCCTCGACCGTGATCTCGAGGTCCAGCGTCTTGCGGCTTGCATTGGCGCCCAGGGTCGACACGTTCGCCGAGTAGGCGCCCGAGAACAGCACGAAGTCGGCCAAGTTCCCCGCGGACGCGTTGGTGAACTCGGTCATGCGAGCGGTCAGCGTGCCCGACGGAAACACCCGATCGCCCGAGCGCAGCCCGTCGAAGCGACCGCGCGTCACGATCACGACGTCCTCGTTCATCTCTCCGGTGATCGTGTCGATCGCCCGCAGGCCCTGCAGGCTTGTGTCGCCGATCGACGAGGGCACGGTCAGCGTTACCGGCGTTCCGGATCCGTCCTTGAGCTTGACCGAGCCGTCGTGACTGGTCTTTTTCACCGTCGAAGCCATCTACGAGCCCTCCGTCGACTCGTGATACCGGCCCCTACGCGCTCACCTTACGGAGCGACCAGCGCGAACCGGTGTTCGATCACCATGTCGATCGCGATCAGCAGCCAGCGCCCGTCGGGCGACACCGACCGAGCAATCGGGAAGGGCGCCAGAATCCGCAAGTAATTGGGGTCCAGCGCCAGCATGCCCTGCAACACGCTGTGCTCGAGGTCAAGCGCGGCATCGTAGCTTGAGCGGGCCGCGTCTCCCTTTACCTGGTGCGCCATCCGCACCCGAAACGTCGAGCGCGCCGCGCCCTCCGTCGGCGGCGGTCCTCGACCTCGGGTGTCCCAGCTCTGCACGGACGAGGCAGGCGCGGAGACCGAAAAGCCGCGGTGCAGTGTGCTCGACGGGTCTAGACCGAACGCTTCGGGGACCCACGTTGACTCGACCAGGCCGAGCGCCACCAGCGATGCGCTGATCCGTCCGCGCACCTCGGCGACCGTGAGCGCCGCGCTCAATCGGCACCGCAGAGGAACACGAGCGGCGCTACCTTCTGACGAGCTGCGTTGGCTGGCGCGCCGTCGTCGCTCGGATCGTACACGAACGACAAGCGGCCCCACTCGCGCTCGTAGGCTGCGTAGAAGTCCACCGCGATCTGACGGTACGCCTCGTTCAGCCGCTGCCCGAAGTCCTCGTAGATCATCCCCAGCGTCAGCTCGATCTCGACTTGCCGCAGCGCGCTGGCGCTGATGATGAGGTGCGGGCGCCGACTGTCCTGCAGCAAGCGCGTCTGAATGGTAGCAAACGCCTCGTCGATCTTGTCCTGAAACGTCGTCTCGGAGTGAATGCAGTGCGCACGAGAGGGGTCGAGCGAGCTCGCCCGGCGGTACAAGTCGACGTCGGTGATCACCGGCGCCAACGTCACTCGCGCGAGCGCGGCGTCGTTCTGAAACACGCGCTCGACCCCGGCGATCGTCAATACCCACTCGACACGCCAGCCCAGCGACCGCTGCAACGTGGATGGCGGCGTGTACGTGTACGACGCCGTGCCCGGCAGCCCCGTGAGCGTCGCCGTGACGACCACCGCGCCCGAACGGTCGTAGATGGTGATCGTGCCGGCCGACGCCTGCACCACCGCGCCGGACGCCCAAAGCGGGCACGTCAGCGTGTTCGGGCGCCCGCGCTCAAGGACATCGGGCCCAAGGAACCGAGCGGTCACGTGCGTGCTGGCAGACCCCGCGCCCACTCACAGCCACGCGTAGACGACGAACTTCTCGCCGGACGTCACCGTGACCACGACGTTCGTGCTGGTGTGCGTGCCCTCGGCGACGTCGTACGCACCGCCGGTGAGCTCGGTCGGCACGATCATCACCAGTGTGGGCGTCGCCGACAGGCCGTGCGCAACGTTCTGGGCGGAGCCCGTGCCGGTCTGCTCGGTGCTCTTGAAGCGGCCCGCCGTCGCCAGCGCCGCGGCTCGCCCGTCCTGGATGAGGCACCCGTCGACCGTGACCCCGGCGCCGGACGTTGACTCGACGATCGTGTCCGTTTGCACGCCCAGGATCTTGAGCCAGCGCGACGCGATCTTGAACCAGTAGTTCATGTGCTACCTCTTTCCCTGCTTTCGCAGGTCCCGATCGACGCGGATCATCGACTCGCGCGCCTTCTGTTGTGCCACGGAGGGCTTCACCCCGGACGCGACAAGGTCACGCGTGACGCGGTCCATGGCTGCACGGTCGCCGTCGCGCTCACCCATTGTCGGCCCCCGCCGGCGTCCGCGGGCCCCTCTTCTTCTTCGCGTTCTCGCGCTCGGCCTTGCAGGCCTTCAGCGCTGCCTCGAGCACCTCGACCTCGGCCTTGAGCTGCGCCTCGCGCTCGACCGAACGCCCCGCGCCCTGGTTCTTGGCCGCGACGATCGCGGCTCGCCCCTGGCGCAGGCGCGCCTCCTCCAACATGCGCTCGATGACGTCGATCGGGCACGGCGTGAGCTTTCCGCTCTTGACGAGCCCTTCGAGCCACTCGGCGTAGCCCGTTTCGTCCGACACCGTCTGCGAGGCTCCCACAGGGGCCTCCTCCCACACGGAGATCCAGGCCTCCTTCACGTCCGCGCGCCCGCCCGGACGCGTGTCCACCGAATCGAGGTAGCTCTCGCCGTCCGGAGCCCAGCTGTACGGGATGATCGAGCGCCCCTCGGTCTCCAAGCGAGCTCGGTAGGACGCCAAACGCACGGCGCCCTTTCGGTCGATCGAGATCTGGTTGACCCCATCCGCCAACGGCTGGCGCGACAGCGAAGGCACCAGCTTCCCCGCGAGCACCATCCATCGACGAGGATGGAACACAAGCACGTACGGAGGCGTCTCCTCGATGTGCGGATGGCTCTGTCCGGTCGCGTTCGTCGCGAAATTCGGAACCCTCGATGCTCCAATCGCCTTCGCCATGTGCCCTCTCCGCTCGTGGTACCGGCCCAACGCCGGTACCGGGTCAAGCGTCGGTCTTGAGCGTCACGCCGCAGCTGTCGATCGCCTTCGCAACGCCGGCGTGGTGGCTGTAGACGTACGACGTCGCCACGAACTGGCCCTGCCGCACGCGCTCGAGGCGGGCGGTGCCGAGGTCGACGATGTTCGGATCGTTCTCGGCAGGCATCTGCGCGTCCGCCCACGCCATGCCACCGCGACCGAACACGCATCCGGCCCGGTTGGCCCCCGAATCCGCAGTCGGCACCCCCGACGACACGAAGAAGTCAATGCCGGCGTACCGGCCCTTGTACAGATCGGTGCCGACTCCGATCAGCTTGCCGAACTCGAGGGCCGGCGCGAATCCGAGCGAGAACGTGTCCACCTCGAGATCGCCCCACTGGCGCGGATGCAGCAGCGCAACCAACGGACCGGCCACCTTGGCGATCGACAACAACGTCTTCGCGTCGATGATGTCGGTCCAAGCCGCATCCACTCCCGAGGACCCCGCCGTCGTGGTGAAGTCGTCGCCGACGTTCGCGAGCAGGTTGATCACCGTGTTCCCGACCGACAGGTACAGATCCTGCGCGAGCAGCGCAGGATCAACCTTCCCTCCGATGAGGAAGCGCGCCAGATCGTCGAAGTTGTATCGCTTGGCCCGCGTGGCGATCGTCACGTCCGTGCTGCCGTCCGCGAGAACGGTGTTTGCGACCTCGCTGCCCGGAGTCGTCGCGGACAGCGTGTCGTAGCCGCCCAAGCCGATGTGCGGCACGCGCACGACGTTCGAGGTGTTGTTGAGCGCGGTCGCTCGCAACAGCGCCGGATGCGCCAGGAAGGACAGGTCCCGCTCGGCGTTCAGCAACAAGTACTCGGCCGCGAGCACCTCACCTGCGATCAGGTCTCCGATTCCGGATGGGACGATCTCGTTCGCCATGATGCGCTCCTGTCTGTTGGCTGCCCGGTGATACCGACGCCCAAACGATCAGCTGCGCCGCGCCGCCACCGACGGCACCAACAACTTGCGGGCTTCGCGGTAGGCGCTCCAATCGCCGGTCCGCTGCGCCTCCATGCGCATGCGCCGCACGTCCGCGTCCGTAAGCTCGCTGCCGACCGCCGGCGGCCCGCCGGCCCCGCCCACAGCGCGCGGAGGCGGAGGCGGTGGCGCAGCCGGCGGCGGCGGAGGCGCGGACGCGGGCGCCGCCAACCAAGGACGCAGAAGCGCGGGCGCGGCGTCCGGAGCTGCCTTGAGGCCCGCTACCCAAGCCTCTCGAGTGGGGCGCCCCTCGGCTGGCAGACCTTCGTACCGCGCATCGAATGCGCCGAGCACGTCGGCGTCCAGCGTCCCAAGCGCCTTCCCAAACTCCCGCGTTGCGGCGAGCTGCCGCTCGGCGGCTGCTGCGCGTGCCAGCGCTGCGTCGTGCTCCGCCTGCGAAACTCCGACGGGCGCAGGATCTTTCGGCGCTACAGGCGCCGGCTCGGGTGGCGCAGGTGGCGCTCCCTGGTTCGCATTTCCGTCCTCCATCCGTCAACCTCCCATCGCCGCGATGGCGGCCGTTGCCTCGATGTCCGACATCGCCGGGTGCAGCACTTGGTAGGCCTCCACCTTCGTCATCAGGCCTGCATCGACCAGGGCCACCAGCCGCTGCGCCTCTGCGGTCATTTCGCTCGCGTCGCGTCCGACGGCCTTGTACTGAATCCTCCAAGGCGCGGCCGTCAGGCCCATGAGTCCCGCCGTCAGCTGACAGAGCCGTCGGTCACTGCGCCCGAACACGGGCGCGTACGCAAGCTGCGCCTCGCGCTGCTGTTCGCGCGACACCGCGAGGCTCATCGCCGAGCGCACGTCGCTCTCCCGGCGCGAGACTCCGACCTGCGACAGCGCCATCTCCACCAGCCGCCGCTCGTACCGCTCGATCGACGCCAGCACAACGTCGGGCGAGATCGGCGGCGCAAACTGCCCCACCGACCCGGGCGCCGCGTCGTCGCTGTTCTCGAGCGCAAGCATGGTCGCCGGGTCCGTCACGATCGCGCGCGTGCGGCCCTCCTCGTCGACCTCGCCACCTGCGGGACGGACGTTGATGCCGTACCTCTGCGACCATGCCGCGTTTCGAAGGATGTGCCCGAAGAACGAATAGTACACGCCGAGCTGCAGCGTCCCTTCGAAGACCTCCGCGCCCGTATACGGATCAAGCGCCAGCCCAGATTCCGCGGCGTGGTACGCCACGTACGGCAGCACCGGGACTCCATCGATTGCCCACGGGTATCGCTCTCCCGTGAAGTCGCCGCCAAGCACCCGCCTGGACACGTCGACGCCGCTTGTGTCGAACGCTCGGTACACCCGGTCCTGCGGCCGCACGTGCAAGCACACCCACTTCGTCGCGTCGTCCGGGTCCGCGATCCACTCGCGCACCGCCGTAGGCTGCTGCGGCCGCAGCGGATGCCAGTCGACCTCGTACAGGTCGGGCCAGCAGAGTCGATACGACGGTACGCCTGCGTCCAGATCGACCCGCACAAGCGAGTCGTTCAACCCGATCGTGTCCCGCTGCACACGCTGGGCGAGCTCCCAGTAACCAGCCTCCGTCATCGCCGCGGCGGCGTCCTCTGCCCCATCGGGCGGGTCAAGCTCGGGGATCTGTCGATACAGCGCGGCGAGCTGCGACGTCACGTACCACGCGGGGTTGCTGGTCATGTCCACCAGCCGCCAAGCGGCTGCGCGACTTCGACCGACCGCCTCTTGAATCCGCAGCTCGACGTCGCTTTGATGCAAACTGTATAGGATTCTTCGACGCAATCGCGAATGTTGCACGCGTGCCATCGCCTCCGCTCCGTTGGGCAGCGGCGGCACGGACATCTGGGCTCGCATCGTCGAGGTCTGGATCATGCCTTGTGGTACCGCTCCCGCTCACCCAAACTGGAGCACAGCGTCGTCCGTGAACTTCTTGGAGCTCCACACCGGCACCGGTCCGTACATGAGCGCGTCGAGCACGTCCTTTCGCTCGTGATTGTCGCTGTAGTCCCACAGGCCGAGCGCCTCGATCACCTCCACGCACCTCGGATGGATGCGAACTCGGTCGGCCGCCATCACGCCGTACAGCCAGCGTGACCGCACGTCCTTCGTTCGACGCCTGGCGCCGCTTGACGCCGTGCCCTCTTTCGCGTTCTGAATTCGCGGCAGCAGCCCCGCCGACGTCGTCTTGAGTGCCAGCGCAAGCGCCTTGGCGAGCTCGACGTTCGAGCTTGTCGCGTGCCTCGACCGCGCTGCGATGTCGCCGTAGACGTAGCTTAGGTCTCTCCAGGTCAGCCCCAAATCGCCCAGCATCCGCAAGATGCCGCGCGCAAAGTCCGTCATGCTCGTCGAGCCGACGACCACGTGTTCGCCGAGCACGTACCAAGCGTCCAGGGCCGGATCATGCCCGACAAGCACCGCGCAGAGTCCTCGCTCGCGGTCCGCTGCGGCGTAGTCGAGCCCGAGGTACCACGTCAGCTCCGCCGTCGGCAGCCGATCGGACACGTGCCGGTTTCGATCAAAACAACGGAAGAACTGCCCTTCAACGCGACTCTCCCACTCCCCGTCAAGCCGAATGGGCGCGATGATCGGGTTGGTCTTCCGACGCTCCTCCGCAATGAAGGCCTCATCCCAGAGCCGTCCGTCCTTCGTCCTGCGAGGTCGACCGGTCAGCGGCGAGATCTGCAGCCTCGCCTCCAGCCGGAAGTGGTAGTCCCGGATCAACCCCTGCTCACATTTCGCGCGCAGCCACGGCAGCGGCGGACCGTTGATCGGCGTGAGCGTCAGCCCGATCGTGCCGCCCGTGTTCAGCACGCGCTTCTCCATCTCGTCGAAAACGTCCTCGGGCAGCGGCTCGTCGCCAAGAATGTGATCGAACTCGGAACCTGCCAGCGCATCGGCCCCCTGGCCGGACGTGAAGATCGAGATCGAAGACCCGTTCTTGAACTCGACCATCGGCTTGTGCCCGCGAAACCCCGTGCGCGCCGAGAAGTCGCACCGCACCAGGTCCTGGCTGTTTCGGCCGCCGAGCAAGTCGAAGAGAACACGTTGGATCTCGACGCTCTGCGCCTTCTTCATGTTGATCATGGCGAGCCGAACCGGCGCACGCGGCACGGGCTTGAACGGGTGACGTCCCCGAGCGCGCCAGATGAGGTCGGCCGCGCCTGCGGTCGTCTTCCCCTGTCGGTTGCCCAAGCGAAGCAGCGACGGGCGCGGTTCGACGTGCGACAGCCAGGCGATCTGATGCGGCAGCCACGGCACGCAATCGACCGGGCTCTGCTTGCTGGCCAGGATCAGCCGCCGCGCGGAGGTTCCTGCGCTCATCCGATGAGCCGGATGCACTCGTCTCGCAGCCGCGCGAGGTGCACTGGACTCATGCCGCCAATCACGTCGAGCAGCTCGGCGAGGGCTTCGTCGGGCGAGAGCTCCGGCGCCTTGACCTGGGCGCGGGCGAGCTCGTCTCGCTCCTGTTCGAGCGCGCGCTCGGCCTTGGCGAGCTGTGCGGCAGCCACCCAGCTCCCGTCCTGCGTCGCCGCGTTGCGCAGCACGCGCACGCGCTCAAGGGGCGTGCGCGCTGCGGCGGCTTCGGCATCGGCGTGCAGGCGCGCGATCTCGGAGCGCAGCTTGCTTCCGGCCGCGCGGGCGGCGACGGCGGCCGAGAAGTGCTCGGCGCTCTCGGCCGCTGTCGCGAGCCGATCGAACTCGGCGATCTGCTGCTCCAGCACGAGCTCGCGCGCGCTCTTCTTCTTCCTCCGAGCCATGCGCCGCCTGGGATGGGCTGTTTTTTTTCGCCTGGCGCGCGCGCGCTAGGCGTGGAA